ATGCATAGGGGGGCCGTTTTACGCGGACCCCCCTCCCTATGGTCAAAATTTTGTGTGCATAGTGGGTGTCGACCCTTTGGTCAAAATTTTGTGTGCATAGTGGGTGTCGACCCTTATTCCTTTGTCTTATTGTATAATCAAACCGTCTTCAACCAAAGGAAGGCCATCAACGCCAACCAAAGGAAGGCCATCAACGCCAACCTTTCGATACAAACCTGAAACGTTTTGTTTACAAATCTCATCTATTGCTTGGTTTAAAAGCGTTTTGTTTACACTTTCTGACAATTCGTCCGACAATTTTGCAACTCTTGCAAGAAAGTTACAAGTGTAATAGCCTTTTTGGCAATCAAAAGCAAACCACTCGTCAAACTGAGTAAACGGATTGAAAGGATTGTCAACAGTGGTCAGCATCATTCGCTTTTCCATAGTAACTCATCTCCTTTCATCTTATGCGTTAATCGCTTTTGACACAGTAGACTTAGATACTCCAAGACGAGAAGCTATCTCTTCCATAGTATACCCGTTGGTCTTCAAAGCCTTGGCTAAACTAATCTTGGCCTGGGTCATTCCTTTCTGAGACCTAGGTAGGGCGCGTTCTTTCAAAGCATCTTGGTCTGCATACCTAACAATCTGCTTCAAAGTTGTCTTTGAAACTGCACCCGATTGAATAGCTTCCCACTCAGAATCTGTTATGTTAACTTGTGGCTTCTTTCCGCCAAGACGACTACGCATTTCAACAATTGCTTGCGAACGAGCTTTGTCTTTGTCTTCTCTAGTCATGCTTGGGTTGTCACGGGCCATCATTGCTACTGTATGGTTGGCTAGTACCTGAGCCTTACGCTCATAGGGCTGGTGCTGTACGGCCCTGTCTACTTTAGACCGGAGGCTTTTAATCTCACTGGAGTACTTAGACTTAGCTTCCTTGTTCACTACAGGGTCTTTAGTAGCCAGGATCTCTTTCCGAGCGGCGTTAGCTAGTGCCTTCATCTCATTAGCGTGGTTCGCATATAGCATCTCCATCGGCGTGTTGAATTTAGACACTAACGTTCTAGCATCTGTGGTGGATTCCATGGCAGTAGTTCTAGTCTGTCGAGGGGTACCGTCTGGTCGGAGCTTGCCAGTCTCTGTGTAAACTTTGGCGCCTGTTTCAGGATCAATACCTTTGTCTCCTGTGACACGGGTCCTATGGGGAACATACACCGGCGATTTGGCACGGGAAATTAAGGTAGACGCACCCCCCACACCCCCAGACTCCTTAACCTGATACAAGGCCTTAAGTTCGGCTATGTTATTATCCCTCTCGGATTGTTGATAATCTAACTTATGCTTGTTAGCATCGATAACTACCATGGAGTGTTTAACAGCACGAGCTATATGGTCGTCAGGAGCACCAGCAAGAGTCATGTCTGTGATGAGGTTTGAAATGGTCCCCATCTGAAACTGTGTTCCTGTAGGCCCATCTTCAGGCATGACCTTAATACCCTTACGATATGGATACGCTGTTTTTGGATCAAACCCTTCCAAATCTTTAAGCGGGTTTGTTGAAACGATTCGCTTCTTGTTGTTCGGTATAACCAGAACTGTATCGCCATCGAAATCCGCTCCGGAAAGTCGCTCCGCCACAGAATGATGTATTCCGACGGCATCTTGGGCCGATGGAAACAACCGTCTACCTTCTCGGTTCTTATTATTCACGATCAATTCCGGAATCTCAAACGTTCCACCGTGAGGATAACGGATCAAAACGACTCGTTCCCCGTCTCTATACCCAGGGGCATAAATTTGATTGGGTTTTATCGTATCCAACGGAAGAATAACGTGCGACCCTTGACGAGGCATGGCTGCCGCTTTGAGAAATACCGAATCGCTATCGCACCCATCAGCAAACTGTTCTAGCAAATGCTTTTTAACTATGGGGTTGGTAAGAGATTTGATCTCGTCGAATTCTTGCCGACGTATCTCCTGAGTCAAGTTGAGCTGCTTAGACGCTAACGACAACGGTTGTTTCGATAAGAACTGGGACGCGATGGTGTTTTTCCATCGAGACCAATCGCCTTCTTCTCTAACGATGTTTATGTACCCTTTCTGACCGCCCGGTTTGATGACCGCGCCGAACGGGTTGGCCTCAATTATGTTTCCGTTTTGATCGGTCTTCATCGGTTTAAAAACATCCAGTTTTGACTTTATCGCCGGATCGTTCTTTGACTTGTTCGTATTAAAACGAATATCGATACCCTCTGGAAGATTGTCAGAATATACAGCCATCCCTTTTAGGAAATGAGTGCCGTCAACACCGATACGAACTTGCGCGTAATTAGCATCGCCCAACGACAAACCGTCAACACCTCGACGAAGTTCTATAACACCATCTTTATGGATGCCTCCGTCTTCGAGATAAGACACCTCTATGCGTTTAGAAGATATGCTTTTAACCGGCTCCAACCCAAGAACCGATCTACCTTGCGGATTCGCAAACCGAGCGTTGACGATTCCGATGTCGTCTTTGTGCATATATACATCACGCCAAGTTGTGCCTGGTTTACAAAGAACCTTCACCGTTGTTTTCTGATCAGGGTTTCCTACTTGAGGAACTTGTATCTTGTGAACCTCGTAACCTTTATCGCTAAGATATTGAACAGCCGTATCTAGACGAGAAGAACTTATACCCATGCTTTCGGCTACACCGGAACCGACGTCGATATATTTAGACTTATCGACTTCCTTTTTTAAAACATCCACCGTGGACATGGTTATCTTTTGGCGTTCAGAAATATCTCGATTGAGCCAACTTCTTACCGTAGATTCGTTAACCCCAAACCTATCCGCTATCTGCTGTTTTGACAACCCTTGTTCAAGAAGACGATGCGCTTCAGCAACATGCCCTTGCCGGTTCTCAGTCCAAGCAACAGAATATCGAGCTTTCATCTCTCGTATGGTCATGCCCATTCCGTCTGCTATTTCCTTATCCGAAAGGCCCTGTTGCCGCATAGCTTTGACGTGCTCGTAAAACGTCGCCGGTCTTTGGCTCGGATTCTCTCCCGAGCCCCAAGGGTATCTTCCCGAATGCGGGATTGGGCCTTCGTGTGGCGTTCCGCTATGACGTAAATAACCCATAAACGCCGCATCTCCTTTCTGGAAAACACCTTTATACGATAGATTTGAGCTCGTTCAAATAACCGTCAAACGCAACAATCGTATCCATTATATGCCCAATGTCGTTAGACTCTGGAACGAATGTTTCAATGGCGTTGGCTTGATATATGCGCAATTCTATATCTATGTCCTCTGGCATGTAGCCGTATTCCAGACAGAAAAGCGCAGCATACACCATAAGCTGAGTCATCGAAGCCGGAATCACGCCCGTCTTCAAATCGTGTATCCGCAACAACCCTTTCCTAAAGGATATGGCGTCTGCTGTTCCAAAGCAATTCTCGGAATAATATAACGGTTGTTCCGGAACCATCTTGAAACCAATGGCGTCGTTGACAAACTGGTTAAGCGTGTTTTTGTTTTTGGCTAATTTCACACCTAAGCGAATGCAAGTTTCAGCGAGTGCGTGATACTCCACGCCGCGTTCCTTGGCCTGAAAAGACAAATAACGCTCTTTGAGTTTTTCTTCGTCGTAATTCACCCAGTGGTATTGACTCGGACTAAGAAAGGCGTGTTTACCTACTAGGTTGTAATGCTCGTTGAAGTTCACGGAATATCTCCTTTTCGTTTTCAGGATATACAAACGCAGCAAAGGACATGCCATCCATCTTGTTCACGTAGTAATCCTGATTCGGCCTATGCTTGGCATCGGCGCTCCGCTTACACTCAAAAGCAGCCCATCTGTCTCCGTTTAATATGATCCAATCGGGTATGCCTTGAATATAACCGGCGTCGTTCTTCATTATTATGCTGTTGGGAAATTCCTTCTGAAGTTTCAATATAAACTTCTTCTGGAAAACGCTTTCTCTAGACATAAATCCCCTCATCAAACGACAAAAATAAATAAAAAGGGAGTGAACTCTCAAACCGATATTCACTCCCTCTCCTATTAAGTGCCGTTATTATTCTGCGCGAGGATGCTATCCGCATGTTCTAGACTCCGTACAAAATTCGTAATGTTGAAAGTCTTCTTTTTTCGCACTGCGGACCGAATCGATTTGTCTATTGTGGCATCCGAAAACAGATGATAATAAAACAAGTCCGAATATGGAGTGTTAACTCTATCGATTCTTCCAGACGCTTGTTCCATCACCTTTCCAGAATAATTCTGAGAGAAGAAAATGATAGTATCCGTAGTCACGCAGTTCCACCCTTCGCATCCAGACGTGTATTGAACGATATACGCCCAACTATTGCCTTCCGGTATATCCTCATGCTTATGTCCGTTATATTGCGAAAACGGTATACCGACGTCCGAGAAGTATGACAACAGCATTTCCAACTCATAATCGAAGTTGTAAAAAATAATGCAGCGTGGATGATTCGCGAATATATTGCCGACTGCCTCTAATCGACGTTTGTCAGAGTTGATGACTTTTCGCAAGACATAACAGAGAACCGATCCGTTCTTTACAGGCTCGTCTTTGTAAACATCCCACAGATTGTCCTTTACGAAATCGTATTGGGTGTTATCATATCCGACCTTGACCCACTCGTCATGTCTCACAGCAGTCTTCTCAACCGGCATGACAACAACTATCCTTCTTCGATTCAACTCCAAACGTCGTGTATTCAAATAACCACGAATACTTGGATAATCCTTGAACGCATCGTAAACGACATGCTGTCGTCTAAAATCTGTGATGTTTCTATAGAACCCGTTTGCCACGAATACAGGACCGTAATCGACCCACGCGTCACCCGGAGTGGCTGTTAGCAATATCCATTTGTTGTTCTTAGTTATCTTCCAAAACGACTTGGTCCAAGCGCCTGTTCCGACAAGACGCTGCTCGTCGAATATGAAGAATGCATCGGAAACATTGATATACTTCTTGATGTTGTTCCAACTATCAACAACGACTTTAACGGGCCCTTCATTCCTAGATAAGCAAAACTTGGACAATTCCTCGTCCCACTCAAGACTATCCCGTTTTTTAGCCGTAGTTATGATGTATAAATCCGTTGGGTTTGCCATCTCGCGAATATCGCCAGACCCGGTTCTCGGAATCTTGCCGCCGCATATCTTCTCATAGAAGAAAGCCAACGATGTTATCGACTTGCCGGTCCCGACCCCACCCACAAGGATGGAGCCGGGCTTCAGCTGACTGACGGCCTTCTTCTGCTGCTCGTACAAATTGACCGCCATGTTTACCGCCTTAATCAAACGGGATGTCGTCTTCTTCCTTGAACTTGCTGCCAAACTCGGCCTCGTACTCGGCTTCGAATGGATCTGGAAGGAAATAAACCATGAGGTTCTGGCAATATGCCTTGATGCCCTTTCGACCGTTGTTGTCGTAATGACTTGGGTTCACGACGATATTAACTTTAGTGATCTCGGCGGAAGAGAGGGAGTCCAACTGGCCCACAGTCTCGTCGTCTAGCATGACGCGTTTACCGCTATCGGCGTTGATGAGCCAAACTCTCGGTGGATAATACGAATCGAAGTTAATTCGAACTGGCAAGTGGTATACCGGAAGATCGCCTTCTTCTCTAGGCGTAGTCTGCTTGACGTTCCATCCGCGATCCTTAAGATCTTCTGCGATGTCATCGGGCAGCACCACATTAAATTCCTTTGCGCCGATCTGGTTATACTCGGTCTTCCTCCCGCTGAAATTGGTACGGAATATGAATCGGGTATCTCGAACAGTTACTTTCTCTACCTCTCGTGCCATTTGCACTTCTCCTTTCGCTTAGCGGCCAAAATGCTTTCCGTTGAGGATATCGATGGCTACCCTCTTTACCTTATCCGATTTGAACTTAGGTTCTTTCCCGGTGGCAATGTAATCCAGCGCCATTTTCTCGATTTCCTCGTCACTCAACTTCTGATCCGAGTTTCTGTACTTCTTGTCGCACACGTTATTATGCGCTGTTCTCTTATTTTCCAACGAATGCGTCGAAGTCTCCGTACTCGGATATGGTCTCGATTGCGCGTCTTGCAAGCTCCTCGTAATATTGCGGGTCGATGTCGCCTTGTTTTTCGAGTCTCTCCACGACCTCGGATTCGAGCCACCTGTATCCAGATGTCCCTGTGACCGCATAGTATTTCCCTTCTTTCTCACGATATAGAACACCTCCTCCCCTACCAGGCAATATCGGACAGAATCTTCCGGCTCTACCTACGAACTTGTAATTATGACCATCTGGGTCATCCTCGTTCATATCCAAATACATCGAAGACGTCCCGGTTACAGCCCTCGTCTCGCAGAAATCCGAGAATTCTAGATCCTCATGCGAGAACAAGGTCTTGAAAACATACGGAACCTGGAATTGAGCACCAGTAGCATGCCATTCGCCTGCGCCGTCTTTGCAAATATACACCGCATCGTTCACTAGGCACAACTTCGAATACGTAGCCTCATGCTCGAATGTATACCCGTACTTCTTCCCGAAGTCCATGACAAACTCGATATCCTTCTTAGACGCTCCTGGGATCTTTACGGAGTCCGTCTTGATGTGCGCCACGGTCAAACCGCGTTCCTGGAGAGCGTTCTTAAGATCCACCATGAACAACGCTCCGCGTTTTGCCACGATGTTATCGACATTACGAGGATCCTTAAACTCGCAGTCGAACTTGGCTGCTGTCAACCCGTATACGGAATTGATTATGATCTTCAGAGCATACGCTAGATCGTCGGATTTCTCCACATCCTTCAAATATGGCTTCAGTTTTCCGCCAAGCATCTTGGACGCAGCATTGAAATCCTTGTGCTTGATCGCGATACGGGCATCCATCAGCTCCTTGAATGTTTGCGTGTACTCATCGCCGAACAGGTTAAGCTGGATGAGGCTGTTTGGATGCATTGACGCGATATCCAGAAGCACCACGTCTTCGTACATGCCGGGTTCCGCGTAGACGTAACCACCCTCACCCACTTCCTCGCCTCGATAGGTGCTTTTGCCGGCCTCGTACACATATCCTGGAAACATCTCGGACAAATCTGTATAGACGAATTGCGACTGCGGGTTCTTATTGCCACCGAAGATGATACGCGTTGCATGTTGTCGGGTTGTGTCGTTGATTCTAAGACCGGACAAGTCAGCTAATAGGCATCTAGCCGCAAAATCTTCAGAACGGGCCTTAAAAACGCTCTCAGTGGCTCTGACATCATTCACGCAGTACTCGGCAACTTTCTGCCACAGCTCTTCTGGCACCGGCTCGTCCCACGGCAACCCTAGCTCCTGGTGGTGGATACCAAGTTCGATCTCCCATTTCTTCAAGCTCTGCTTCTTCGACGAGAAATCATACACGTCCGCATACGACAACCCATAGGCTTCACGGAACGACGCAGATATGCCTCCGGATATGATCTTCTGCGAAAGCGTGTACAACTGCAGGTTATCGTAGCCTATAAGCCTTCCATACAAAATATGGTTGTCGTACCTGCGGTTGTTGAAACCAACGAGCCTGTACTTGCACAACATCTCGATATCTGTCGGAGTTGGGTTTATCATGAGGACCGGTTCGCTTTCGCCTTCCCTCTTCCAAACCACAACGAACAGGTTCGGGAACACCTCAACGTCGTAGAATATGATCTCATTCTCGCCCCACGCCATTTCCTCGGACGGTTCGTCACTGTGGAACGGCATCTTACTCACGAGCTTCATGCAATATAACGCGTGATGCGTGCTGTTGTTGGCGAACGCCATGATCTTGCTATGCATATCGCTGACATCGTAGTGCATTCCCGACGCGTAAGCATCGTTCAATATCTTGTGAATGAACTCGACGCTCGGCTTCGTACCGGGATGTATCTCCTTGCGGAGGTTTTTCTCGATAAGCGTCCTGAGCGCCTTCTCGTTCTTCAATCCCTCGAAGTCGATCACTTTTCCTCCTTTCTTCAAAGGCAAGCCGGAGGATATGACCGCTATGTCGGAATCGGTGCAGCGGGTCAGCTTCCTCCGCAAAGCGGAGTCCCCGACTTGCCGCTTTATCTCTATCCCCTCCGAATATGACGGAGCCAACTTCGATGCGTCCCCATCGTAGAGATAATGCAAATGCACGCCGCACCCGCTCTTGCTGAGCTCCGCATACGTGGTGGGCCATTTGGACGCGGCTCTCAGGTTTCGGTCAAGGCTTTTATCACCGTTCTCGTCCTTCAAGTCGAAATCGATAACGATATGGTTTTCCGGTAACTTGACGTAATGCAGAGACGAGGTGTCGATATCCTTCAACTTCGTCTTTACCGACGCCCACCTCAAAGATGGGGTGCCGTCCGCGTTAGCCAGCTGAGCCGGCATGTCCGCCAACAATTCGTCTAGTTTCGACTTCCTCTGCTGCATGTCCAACGTGAACGAGACCGACCCAGACGGGTCTTCCGAGCTTCCCCTCAAGCTCTGTTGGTAATCGCCGGCGAACTTGTCACTTAGGAAACCGCGGTAAATGTTCCTTGCGGAACTCCTGTCGGCAAGGGTTGTCCTCTCGCGGAAATCCTTGAAATAAGGTTTGAGCTCTTCCTTGACGGTTCTCTTGGACATCGGGTACTTGACCGCAGCCTCGTCTACCCACCGTTTGTACAGCGCCCACGCCTGGTTCAACGTGGTGCCGTCCTCTTTGACGAATATGTCGAAATGGTCCGTCATAAAATTGTAGAAATCGTTCGTGGCGCCCATCATCTCGTAAGGACGGTATGCGTTGTATGCATCCATCCCTCCCATGTCGAGATATACCTTTAGGCAATGGGACGCGATTGCGCCCAACTCGAAGGATATCTGCGCCATAAGAACCTGGTACCTATCGAAAGGAACCGTCTCTCCGGAAGGACGCACATCTATAAGGCGCCTCGTTATACCAGACCGGCTGTCCGTTATCTTCACAGGTTTGTTGGTGCCCATGAACAGGAACGTGTGAAAATACGTCGAATACCTCGCCTTGCGCTTCTCGTTGACCACCATCTCTTCATGGGACACTATCGAGTTCAGCTTGGTGTTGTCCTCGATACGGCTCAAATCACCGTCGTGTTGAATCGACACCAACGGATTGTCCCTGAACATCTCCAACGCGAAACTGTCTCCAGAACTTGCCAAGGATCTCGCGTCGAACACGTTATAATATCCGTCGAAGAGCTTTTGAATGATATTAAGCACAGTCGACTTGCCGGATCCAGCAGAACCGTACAGAACCACGAACTTCTGGATCTTCTTGCTATCACCGGATATGACGGCCCCTATCGCCCATTCGAGCTTCTGTCTCTCAATAGGCTCGTAAAGGGTGCCAATCAATTCCTCGTAGGCGTCCATCTTGCCAGGCTTCAAGGCATAGGGCAGCCTCTTGCTCGCGTAGTCCGACTTCTGCACTCGGTCGTTCGCGAAGACCACATTCGAATCCAGCTCGTGGAAATTATCCGGGACCGCCCTGCAGTACCTGAGGAACTCGTCCCACTTCTGGCTGGAATATGTGCTGAGCGCACGCACGTTCACCGTCACATCGTCGGGATACTCGTCGCGCTTCTCGTACAGCATCTTGTCCACTATGGACACGACCCGCCCGGCGTCCTTCGTCCAGAAACCGGACTCCTCATCCCACAAAGCATAGAACGATCCGCCACGGACCATCAAGTCCTCGCTGGGGCCCACTATGAATTCGGGGTAGACAGATATCGAGGCCTCTCCATCACCCCGTTTCGGTACCTTCGTGGAGGTGCGAATTCGGACAAAATCTAGCATTGCATCATGCCACCTCCCGTGTTTTGTGTTGTTTTTATGGATTCACCTGGGAAAACGCCGCTTTTCGACCCGCTTGATGTCAAAATGTCACTTTTTTCACGCCAGTTAACCCTATATTATATATATTATATATTATTATGTTGTAGTGTTAACTAACAATAAATAAGTAATAAAAGACATCTTCCCAGTTCAATGCGAAAATCTGATGACATCAAAACGACATCGTCACAAAGGCGCTAACGACATCGTCTTTGCCGGTATTATCCTCTTGCGAGAATTATGATGGCTTGATGTCGTTTCATGATGTCGTTTTTTGTCACTTTTTCTAGAAAAAACGTCATCACGTCCTGACCTGGGCTTTTGAAAATCAGGCCCTCGACCATTTCTCGAGGACGTAGGCGTTCATCTGATACCACAGTTCCACCTTCCTCTGGTCTCCGTCAGGATACGCCAGGGGGAACAAACCGCCCCTCCCAGACATGCCGTATTTGCGGTCTAGAACCCTCTCGACGGTGTCCTCGACTTCGTTGAAGCACCATGACGGATGCTCCTCGAACGCTTCGTCGTCCATGTCCCACAACCCGCAGTTCTCTAACATCTCCCGCATCCACTTGTCGCACCCGGTGTCGCTCTCCGGGTCGTAGAGGAACGACTCCTCCATGGTAAACGCGAGTGACGCGAGCATCTCGGCCACCGAGCACGGCCAGTCGCGCCAGCTTGAGGGAAGGTACTCCCCCGTCTCGTATGAGTACCTGTCGCGCATGTAGACCCCGTCGGTGGCCCTGTTCTCGTCGCGGTCGATCTTCCAGGTGAATTCCGTGTCATAGAGGATATGGAACAGCATCTGGTGTTCTTCCAAGCCGAGCTCGGACACCAGCCATTGTGAGTACCCCCTCATGAAACGCTCAAGCGTCATGGGCGAATCGTCCATGCGCGTTCACCTCCGATCTCATCTCCTTCGAGAGGTCCTCGAGATAACGACCTCGTCCGCGCCCTGCTGCGAATATCCCTCTGAATCAGCGATGTCGGCCGCCAGGATCTCCTGGATGGCCTCGTATTCCTCGAGGTAGTTGCCATGGGACACGATGATCTCCAGGCCAGTCTCACCGTCTCCGCACATGACATACAGCCCGCTGACCGTTCCGGATTTTAGCGTCAGCAATGCGTCCTCGCCGATGCCGCCGCAGACCTCCATCGGGTCTAGCTCGTCCAACATGTCGTCCAAACCGGCGAATATCTCGTCATCGATGAACCAGGTTGCCACGTGCTGAGATTCCGGGGCCAGGTCCATGAACTCTTCCTGGGATATGACGCGTGTCGTCATGACGGGCGTCTGCGTCTCGAACAGGAATATGTTCGGTTTGTGCGCGAGCTCGCTGTCGCCTAGTGTTTCCTCATCGCCGTTCCTGTACTCGACGAGTGGATATGACGGCGCTTCGTCATCGTCCAGATCTTCTACCTCATCCTCAGGTTCTGGTTCCTTCTCCCATGGCCACCAACCCGTCTTGACTCGCTCGTACACGGCCAGCACTCCGACTCCGACCGTAGCACCCGCGATTGCTGGCACTACGGCTTTCAAGATCTTTTTCTTGTCGATTACCATTTCCTACCTCCCTCTAGAGGATATGTCGTCTCTATGTAGTTCTTGCTTTCCTGGTAGCGGCGCTTATGCGCTTTCTTCTCCTTGAATGGCCCGAACGCGTTCCATGCCAGAACCCACACCATCCCGCCAGATATGAATCCGGAGAGAATGCAGCACGCGACGATGACGGCGGGGTTCATCGCAGGGGCTCGGACACAAATAAGGACGCCTTCGCCCTGTCGAGCCACATCACCGCCTCGTCCAGTTTTGTAAGGCAGAGCGACAACTCCCTGGATGGCGCCATGCCCGATTCCAGCGTGTCCCTCAGCTGCGATATGTGCGACACGAACTCCACTTTGTCCAGTTCATCCACGTCACCGTCCTCCTTTCAGATTCCTCTCGAATATGACAGGTAGTCGAACACGTCGGCGTACCAGCCCTCGATATCCGACCTGTCCAGGTCCACCCCTATCGTTCAGATGAGGTCCCACATCACTCCGTCGACGTTGAAGTCGAGGACGAAGCAGGTCTCCTTGCCGTTGTAATCAATGTAGTTGCGGGCATCGGCATTACGAGCTTCAAACAATCCGAAATCGACATACGAGTCGCCCATGCCCTTGACCCAACCTACGAGCTGTCCCTCCGGAACCTCCTTGAAGCCGAGCGAGTCGTATACCTCGTTCAAGAACAAATACCCCTTGCGGTTGAGCTTCTCGTTGGCGATGTTCTGCTGGATGCGGAGGAAGTCGAAGTTGGCTTCCTGGTCCTTGACGTGCATGTTCGAGTTGAACTGGTCGAAATAACGCGCGTACATGGAATAACCGCTTCCATCCGGATGGACGGCTTCGCATACCTCGGTCACGTCTTTTTCCTTGCCGTTCTTGAGCGTCTTCGTGTACGTGAGTTCCTCGTCCCTGATACCGAGGCGGAACTTGCGGTCGACGTCCTCGCCATAATCCTCGATCACGCGGGAGCGATATTCCGTGTACATGCTCTCGAGCGTGGCATACGCGGCACCAAGAGCCGCCAACCTCGAGCGCAGCTTATTGTGGCTCCAGACGACCATCGCTACGCCTCCGCCGATCATCAGAGCAGACGGAGCGTAGTCGAGCGCCACACGTCCGGCCATCTTGGAATATGCGGCGGGCTTATCGGTTCCGTTAGAGATCGTGGCGTCTTTCTCGGCAACGCGGTCCGGGAGTTTCCTCCAGGTCGTGACGCATGCCCACACGGTGCCTCCCACCATGAACGCGATTCCCGTGCCGAGGGCGATCTCCGGTGCCTTCTTCGACAGCTTCATGACTAGCGGGGCCGTGAGGTCCGCCACCTTGCCCATTGCCTTGTTCACGATTTGGATCTTCATTCTCCTGCATCTCCTTTCTCGAGGTTAGCCCTCATTACTATTTCGTTCCTGAATTCCACATAGGCCTTCAAATACCATTCGACGGCCAGATTGCAAACCTTCTGATACGTGTCGATCCCATCGTCCTTGTACATGATCATGATTTCCCGCATGACCGGTTTGGCTTCGTCTGGGACCTCGACGGACACTATCACGTTCCTCCTCCTTTCACAGATACGTTCTGCGGTGCCTCACGATTCCCTTCTCGTCCTTCTTGACGAGCTCTGGGGGTTCCTGCCCGTTCGTCGTGAACTTGTACAATTTGAGGCCGCAATCAAGGCAGAGGTCAGCGCGGTTCCAATGTCCGTGCTCGTCCTTCAGGTAAATATCCGCGACCTGCTCAGACTTCATATGCGCGGCTACCTTGGCGCCGCATCTGCTACATATCATTGTTCATGCCCCGTTCAATCGATCGGCTCCGGTTTCGGTAGGTCGATGATCCACCCGTCGCGCGTCCTGACGACCTCGGCATCTCTTACATCGCCCCAACCGTACTTGTTGTCGGTGTATTGCGCTTCCTCGCCTGCCAGCTCGTAGAAATCGGCGACGGACACCATACCGTAGTCCATGGTGATGTCTTCCATGCAAGACAGGACGTTCTCGGCAGAGAACCGGTCCTCGAACAATATGTCGTCGAACGAGTGGATGGCGCGCCTGCTCGGCCTTCGAAGGCGTCTGTCATCTCTGCCGCGCTTGTTCCGGTCATAGTAATCGGAATATGACGCACGGGACCTGCCGCCTTCCCTATGGACGTTCCTAGGGGCCTGCGTGCCGCCGAAGAGCATCGCATCGATCCCCTTCTTGACGAGGTCTGCGATGGTGTCCTTGACAGCAGGGATCAGCACATCCCATATCAAATATGACTTGACCTCGGACATGTCCTCGCCGATGATGGCCTCCCCCACCTTTTTGGCGGCGGGCTTCTTCTTGCGTTTGCCCTGGGCCACCTTCTCGATGTGCTTTTCCTTCTTCTCCTGCTCGCCCTCGACTTTCTCGACGATGTCCTTGGCCTTCTTCTCCCTACTCGCCTCCGCATACGAGGGTTTCGGCGTCAAATCCACTTCCGCCATCGACTACCACCTCCGTTTTCGGCTCCCTGTACGTGCCGTACTTCTTCATTCTCTCCTTGAGGAACTCGCCCGTGGCCTCGTCGCAATCCGGGCACAAATGCAGCTGCGTGTCGGGTCCTTCCTCGTTTTCAACGACGATCGTGGCGGTGCCGTTCACCCGGATGGTGTTTCCGCACACGTCGCATATCTTCAGGAACATCCTATTTCTCCTCGAACGTAATCTCGTCCGTGACCGGATCGTACGTCATTTTCAACCCGTTGTCCAAGTTCTCGACGATTTCCTCCTTGGAAAACGACACGGGTTCCGACTTCGACGGCTTGTCAGGACCGTAGATGATATCCAACGCAACTGCCGCGACCGGTTCTATCTCGTCGGAAACGGCGCGCATGACCGCGTTGGTGGCGACCAAGCTCAGGCCATACTGACCGATCTTGTGGATGATCTTGCTTGACGTTTTCTCCGGGACGGGGAACTTCTCCTTCATGAGCGTGTTGACAACCGCTCCGGCGCACATGCTCACCGCCATCGGTACGCCCTGGGTCAGCAACGCATTCATAGTCTCTTTCTCGATCTTCATTTCGTTTCTCCTTTCGGCTTGAAAAAATAAAAAGGACCCGCTTTTGCGAATCCTTTTACGGGACACAGTCACTTCTTCCGATGATCGCACACGAACAGCACCGTGCCTCCGATGGCGAGTAGGATGACGATAGGCCATGCCACCGCGAATATCCCGACGAATGCGCTAAAGGCGATTCCGCCCGTAGTCACTATCAACGGTATCGCGATGCATATGATCGCCATTCCAAACACCCACCACAGGAGTTTCTTCACGCCATTCATAACGCCTCCTAACTCCGTAGTCGTGTATCCCGTTAAGCAACGTTAATATTACGCGGCTATTGCGCCTTTATCGCTGCTATGTAGTCCTTGGCGCACTTCTTGCAGAAATACAGTTCGCCCTTGGAGCCGATTATGTGCATGATATCGTCTTTCGTCTTCATGAGCTTCTTGCATTCGTCGCAGACATAGTATTCTTTCACCGGATTCCTTCCTTTCGTTCGTATTGCTCGGCGAGCTTGTTGCCGTTTTCCAGATATGTCACGGTCTTGACCCTACGCAGGACCTCGACGCACGTAGGGCACACGTCGAACTCCTCCCATTCTAGTCCTGTCATGATGAGCACGCCCCAATGAGGATCGTCCTTGTCCCAACCGGTCCCCCCGCAAATATCGCATTGCCGAACATCGCTCATCTCAAATCTCCATTCAACTTGAAGCCGTTGGCATCGAACTCGTCGAACAACGTGACGGTAATACCAACGCTTTTCGCTGCATGCAATTCCGCCGATGCCCCGACGCTGTCCTGGTATCCCTCGATCATCAGAATATCCGTGTACCAAGGGTTGCCGTCTTCATCCGACTTGAGCAACTCCAGCAAGCTCAACCGAACAGCTTCGGAATGCGGGAGATCTTTCATCTCGTCCACGAAATCATATGGGTTGTAGATGTCTTCGCTGAGAATATGCGGGTTGGCGATTCGAAGCGCTCGTTCCATCGCCACAAACATGGGTCCGTTGTGATATGTCAGGCCCGTCATGGGACCGGATATGTACACGTGCCGCTTCTTCCTCATTTTATCTCCTCCCATCGAACACTCGTCTGTCGACTATGTTGACGCTGTAGTTCAAGACCAGGCACGGGCGTTCCTGCTTGTCGAGCATCGACGTGAAGTAGATGTCCAAACGATCCTTCGAAATATCCCAGCCGAGAGCATCGCACACGAACCCGTTGAAGTCCAGACCCAGCTCGTAGTAGAAATCGGACAGATGGACGATAGACTCGTCGATGAGCTGCTTGTTGATGGCCCCCTCAGCTGCTTTGATCTCATCTGGAGTACTGCGGAAATAACGCCCAGTCACGCGGTCGTAGCAAAGGCACTTTCCGTCTTCGTCCGGAGAATACGAGTAATCTTCATCGAACGGGCAATCGTCTTGCGCCAACTTGTCGGACACCGCTTGCATAAGTTCCACGGCCCCGTTGTCTCCGAGCTTCTCGAGCGCCTTCTCCTGATATGCGGAGAGCGTGCGTTCCGCCAGGGAATATGCCGTGGCCAACGTGGCGGCGCGTTTCGCCTGGATGCGGTGCGCCATGAGGATGAACACGATCGATGCCGTCCCGGATATGACGGGCGGAAGCACCACAGGCGCGATCTCCTTGGCCTCCGCCTTCCACAAGTCTATGCGCTCGTCTCTGGTTTCGGCGATGTTTTGACGTTGCATGGAATACGCGTAATGGGACGCTGCGGCTTTTGGGCTCGCCTTGGCCGTCAACACGACGGTCGTGACGAAACCGCCTATGCCGAGCGCCGTGAATATCTCCGGCGACCTCTTCATCGCGAAATCCTTCACTTGGGGGAACAAGTCCCTCAAAGCCTCCAACTTCATTCTTCTTCTCCTTTCGTTTGACCCAACCCGACCCAGTTCAGGTCGTACAAGGGGATCTCGATATCCCCGTTGTAAGCTTCCGATGCGTACACGACCGGGGTGCATCGCCCGCGATTCTTGCTGATAACCATGACGCGGATCCTCCCGCTCTTACGACGGTTCACGACTATGTCGTATACGCCACCGTTGATGATGGATATGGTTCCGTACTCAGCCGCCAACGACATGTTCTTGCCGATGTATCGAGCCCTCATCAGAACCACATCCTGGATGCCAACGCCAACGCCATTATGCCTACGCACACTGCGACGAAACACAAGCACCAGAACAGTATGGTGGTGACCCTGCGCTCCTCGATCTCCGCCAAATCGCGTCGAGCGGCCCCGAGGAGCTTGATATCATCCAGATGGCGCACGCGTTCCGACTCGGTCGTGCTCTTCTGGAACGAATCCGATGACATCTTCTGCTCCATCTCGAGGTTGTAGAGCATTTCCTTGGTGAGTTTTCTCGACATCCTTTTCTTCCTTTCGCTCGAATCACATTACAACACGTTTTATGTTGTCCTTGTTGATGAAGACGGTCCGACGCATTCCGTATTGGGTAAACGTGATCCACGTCTTGGAGTCATCGAGCAACGCCCGCTTTAGGCGTTCGTATTCGACCTCGTCCATGGTGTACGTCCTCGCGTTATTGTCGCCGAGGAACGATATAATCACTTCCCTGAGCTCTCCCGAAGGAGAATATGACTTCTCGTCCATCGATCCCTCCTAGTAGTTCGTGTACACGTCAATATGGCCTGTGTACTCGTCACTGTCGGACACGCTGTCGTAGACCTTTCCCTCTCCCCAGGGAGTGGACACGACCGTGCCTTTCTCGACGCCGTCCATGGCAACCGCTATGTACCCGTCCCCGTCGCAGACGAAATCCCGATCATCAACGTGTCGTCCGTTATTGTTGAGTTCGGTTAGGCCACCGCCAGAGAGGACATCCTGCGAGTACCACGTATAGGAATATGTTCCGTCCGAACCGCCACCAGAATACCTGAAGTTTGACGCCCAATCATCATACCCTCCAGAACCGTCGTCAGAATACTCCTCTGATACCAAATAATCGTAATCCAATTCATATTCAGCCAACTGCTCGGCTTCTTGCCTTGCGGTTTCCGCCTCCACGACGATCTCAGCACCGTTTTGTATGACAGAGACGTCGACCCCCACATGATCCAAATCGGATACTACTTCGAACACGGCCTGGTCAACACGCTCGACAGGACTCGCATCCGCCATCGCCATGCACGTGTACCCGAACATGGTGAAAACGATCCATGCCAAGAATATGACGATCGTAATGACAACACCGTCCCTCAACAGGTGCTTTTCTGCCTCCTCGTGCCAACGCTCTCCGATTGTCTGCTGCATTTCAATGCTCCTTTCAGGTGAGAAAAAATAAAAAGGCCGAACACGTTCGCGCCGGTTACCCGGCGACAATCGTGTCGACCTTTTCAGTGTCTACGCTTCCGCGTAAGGACCGTATTCAGCTTCGTTTTGAAGTCCGAGCTCGGGGACGTCCTCGATGGTGAGTCCCTGATCGGCCAACGCTTCGCGCGTCTGCTTCTGCTCCTGATGTGCTTCGTAAGCGCAGGTGGCGATAGCTCCCGCTGCCACTCCCGCAAGAGCGACGGCGATCCACTTGATGCCACCTTTTGCCTTCTCGAAACAACCAGAAGCGAAATCGCAGACGGGCGCGAAAATGTTCGGCTTCTCTTCGACAACAACCTCCTCAGTCGTTTCCTCGATAGTCTCGAAATCCTTCTCGTGCTCTGCCATTTCTGTCTCCTTTCGTTTTGGCTTATACACCTCATTATGCGGTGTTCTTTTTTCGCGGTTTGTCAGTGACTTGCGCCACGTTCTCGGGTTTTCTTATGGCCGAAATATCCGCTATGTTCTCCGCGCACTTGCGGCAGACCATCTTGCTCACCGACTTGTGCTCCAGGAAGGATACGATCCGGTGCTTGAGCCAGCCGTCTTCGGATTCCTTGGTCCTGAAGAACTCCCAGGATATGGTGATCCTCGCCCTCTGCCCGGCGTTCATCGGGTCGCCGCAAATGGGACAAACGGTCCTTTCCAACTTTTTCTTGGACATCACACCCTCCTAGCTGTGGGGAACGAGGCGTATCTCGTACCGCACGCCGCTGTTGCCTTGGGACGTGTCCCGGTAGCCCACGTACGTCCTGGCGCCGCTCCAACGCCAGTTGTCGTACGTGTAATATCCGGAATCATCCTCGACGAACATTCTAGCAGACGACAGATCGGTGAACGAGTGCAGTATCACAGAATGCTGCCGGTAATCCATCATGTCGGCGGCCTCGCACCATTCGATGCGCTCGACGACGTATGTTCTCATGGTCCCGTCCTTTCCGCTAATATACCTTGACCACTGTCGACGGCCCATTCCAGGTTCGATGCACCACTGCGCCATCCCACGAGCAAACGTCGGTGTACTCGGCTTTCACGTCTATTCGAATATGCTCGCATTCCTGTGCATGCCGTGTTCCACAATACTCGCAAACCCGGCCGGTCACCGGGGCACCGCAATTAGGACAATTTTCGCTCATTCGACGATCACCTGCCTCCCGCAACAAGGGCAAACTCCCGATTCGAGCATGCGCCAGTAATATCGCATCCACTCCGCGTCGGCCCTTCCGACGATCCAACCACGATTGTCGCGGATGATGCCGTTCTCCTGCACCTCCACGTACAAAGTGACAGTTTTGCAAATATCCCCACTCATCGTCTCTCCTTTGTTGGCTTGGTGATCTTCAACTCTTTTAAGCGCTTTTCGATTCCACGAGGGCAACTGGCGTACAACTCCCCTTCATTTTGGCAACCAAATGTGGCGCAACAGTCGTTCCAAAAATAGCACGGCAGCAAATCGTGTATCAAGTTGCGCAGAGCGTCGTTCTCGTCTTGCAACTCCTTGACTGCCGTGCGCAAATCGTGTTCGGCCATGGTTTTCTCCTTTCCGCCCATCGTTTTAGTCTTTCGGGTCGTACTTGCCGATTGAATATCGGATTCCCCCTTCTTCCGTCTCTGATTTGTCGGGGTTGTACCAAACGTAATTCGTCGGTGTCACCCAGCGGAAAGAGACCTCGTACCAGTCAGCGTCTTCGAGGACGGCGTCTTTCGCTTCCTCGTAACTCCGAAAACACTCGTCGAAAACATGGGTGCTTTCCCGGTAGGTGTCGAACGTCAACTCGCTCTTGGACTGCCTCCAAACGGTTTTGGTGACCGTGTAAACGTAAGGCTCGAATTCCTCAAACGGTTTCTCATTCATGTGTTTCTCCTTTCTGATTACCAAACCATGTGCCTAGCCTTTTCCATAGTTCGCCTCCCGCAACGCAATGACGTCCTTGAGCGGCATCTCGTCCCACTTCTTTGCAATCGGGTCGAGCTTGTACTTCTCGCGTTTCCTTCCGGCGAAATGGCGTATGGTCGACTGCTTTGGGTCGTGTGGCAGGACGAACGGCAGGCACGAGTTGTATATGGGCGGAAGCTCCAGTATCCATCCCTGGCATAGGAACGACATCGCGTCCTGATCGAGCCAGGTGAACGGGCGACGGTTAAGCGCCCTGATAACCTCGACCGCCTTGCCCGTGTTCCGGAGCATATCTAGGTTGTAGAGGCAGACCCCTATGTTGCAGTACTTGAGTGAGTCCTTCCCCGGCTTGCACCGTTCCGGTTCATACGCTGCCGCGAAGTAATATCCGCCGTTAGCGTCCAGGTCCGCGTTCCATATCTCCCGGCAGTCCTTGAGTGCGTACGTGTCGCAGTCGAGCGACAATATCCGCTTGAGCCACGGGAATTCGAACGGCAGAGCGGCGCGCATCATAGCCATGTACGTGTATCCGGATTTCATGTTCGGGCCGTCATGGTCGAAATAACGCTGCGTGGACACGTTGCGCGAATACACCGGCAACGAACCCGTGTCGTATGGGAACTCATCGTCTTCGATCAGTAGGTGAACTTCATCGGCGCATCCAACGGCAAGCATGCTCTTGGCCGCTCCCCACATGGCATCGTATATATTGCGGGTGCCGGTGTACACGGCTACTCTCGGTTCTTTAGATGCTATTGACATCTTCCTCCTCGTATGTCGGCAGGTCTCCGGAATATCCTCGAATTCCACGTTCCGAATGCTCGTTTATCTTCGCCACATATACCCTCAAATAGTGTGACCATTCCGGTTTGCGGCAAACGTATTGCACCCACATGGCGTCACCCATGAAATCCGGTTGAGTCGTCCACTCGAAATCAGGAACGTCCTTGGTGTACCCCCGTAAGTCAGCTGTGTCCCTGAAATTAGATAGCGATGCTATGCATTCTCCAAAAGCGCTCCAATCCTCTGCGGGAACCCAAAGCAACTTTCGCTCCTCAAATTCATCCCATGTGACTTTCTCGTCCCTCCTGGTGAGCACCACGAATACGATTCCGATGACGACGGCGACGATCACGATGATTACGACGATCTCCTGCGTCATAAGAACCTCACCTTATCCCTGAGTGTGCTGTTGTTGTCGATGTAGAGTTTGAGTAATGCGAAGCCTTCCGTGGTTGCCGTGAACGTAAGAACCGATTCAGTCACGTTCGATGGATTGAGCGCCAGGTCATACAATATGACACCGCGCGTCTCGCCCATAAAGAACGCCAAGTCTCTCGCTATGCCGATAGGCACGAACGCCTCCTTATAATCCAGATCATTCATCGTAATCCTCCTCGTCCAAACCAGTGACTTCTTCCTTTATCTGTTCCCAGCGGATAAGCTCCCCTTCCTGCCATTCGGCGAATTTTAGAAGCTCGTCCTGCTGCGTGCCGTTGACCTTGGACAGATATGACACGATGTCCTTGATCGCGTCAAGGTATCCACGTGACCGCTCCATTGACAGCTCGTTAGCGCGATCGGCTTTCTTCTTCGCATTCTCGGTGTGCCTCATCCGTCTGTCTAGGTTGTTCGGCCCGTGGAGCTTCTCGTATTTAACCACGAGATTGCTTAACACGTCGGTAACCCCAGCCCGATAAGAACGAACCTGGCCCAATGTGGTGTGATGCTCCTGAAACAGCTCTTTGTGCGTTTCGTACATGCAAAAACCTCCGAAAAACGTTAAAAACCACGACTAATATGACCTTGAGAAGCAAAACGGGGCCTTAGAATGGCTCTCATTCGTTTTAAGCTTCTGACCTGCTGATTTACACATCGTTTTTCTCACGATCAAGCTCCTCGATGAGAAAAGACAGGTATTTGCGGGCTTTCTCAAGATCTTGCGCTGGAGTTCCTTTGTTTTCGTGGCGCCAGATGTATTTGAGCGCTGCACCCTTCAAATATCCACGGTATTCCTCCGGGCTCAACATCGCCCGAATCCAGTCGATGCACTCGAGCGAGCCTTTCGCATAGTGGTAAGGACGGTCAACATTGTCAAATTCTTGCTCGTTTGCTTCCCCGATTCCGTAAATGCCCTGCATCAGATTCCCCTTCCTCGTATCCCGACAAGACTTGCCTCTTGCAGCAACACCTCATATGCGTCCAAGAGTCCCTGCCCGAACCGCGTTATCTCGGATCCCCGCGGGACATGGCCAACCACAATCTGCTTTCCGAAGTCGTTCTCGATCTCCTTTATCAAACTCCAAGCTTTGGAATATGACATACCCAAACCATCCGCAGCATGCTTTAAAGACCCGGTATCCTCGATCCCACGAAGCAGTTGGTATGCTCCTTTGCAGAAACCGCCATGTCGGGAACGTCCTGGCTTGCCGTTCGGCGGGTAAATCACGATCTTGACCGACGGAACCCCTATCTTGCCCACCTCGTCTCCTTTCGATAAAAATAAAAAGGGCCCGCTTTTTGCGAGCCCCATATGGACGTTACTTCTTGATAAGACCGACAATGCCGCGAACAGCGCGGTAAGCCGTATAGCACGTCGAACCGATGACGACGAGCCCAAACGCAAAAACCCGCCATTGCTGGTCTTCGCGATAGGCCGTGTTCAGTCCGAAAGCGTTGGCTTCAACCCACTTCTTCTTGTCCATGTCTACTCCTTTCTACGTTTCCACGTCCCTCGTTATAGGGCGTTAAATATTCGCGGAAAAAAATAAAAAGCGCACCGCAAACGCGATACGCTTTTCGAGAGCCAAAACCGTTTCTACTTGGTCTTCGCAAGTGCTTTGACGACGTCTTTCGCCAAGATCTTCGACTGAATCTTCCAGCACCCGATGCCGAGAATGAGCCCGAATACCGAGCACATCCCGACCCACAGGATCGGATGATCGTCGACAAAATCGACGACGTTGTCTTCAAAGTTCTCCATTGTAACTCCTTTCAACGTTTTTATCCCTCATTATACAATGTTCTTTTTTCGCGGTTTCGAATAATATTATTCTCTGAAGAACCCAATGCCCATCCAAATCACGAACACCAAGAAGAATACCAGTGTCTTAAAACCCTCCACGTCTAACTCCTTTCTGTAAAAAATAAAAAAGCGCACCGCAAACGCGATACGCTTTTTCGGACTAGAAAAGCCCCCATGCGTCCTTTTTACGAGCGCGCCAGTTCGGAGCATATTGCTCGATCTGGAAAGTCCCATCCTGAATCTGGGTTTCATCAAACGCGAAACCCGTGTCGGTTCTGTACATGACTTTGGTCGTTTCAAACGTACCGAACCATTCAGTACGCATGATGTCCCATTTGTCAAACACCACCTCACGGCATTCCACGATGATGCCCATCTCCGGATGATCGACGATTCCCTTCCCGAGAAACGTGCATCCGCAACTTTTGCTGCTTTTCACATGCAACATGGCTTTCTCCTTTCGTGTAGTCCCTATATAGGGCTGTTAATTGTTCGCGATAAAAATAAAAAGGGCCGCGATTGCAGCCCTAGTGATGGTGAATCAGATGCTATTGTAATATGCTTCTGCCTCAGCCTCATCGTCGAAACGGGTCCAACAGTTGAAGGGTCGGTCTGGAACGCTGACTCGGAAAACCGTCCAAACCGGCGCACAAGTATCACAGTTCGCCCCGTCGCAGTTCCCACAAGAGGAACTGGTTTCCATGGCGCTACCATGATACAAATGCCCGGAAAGCGACTTTTCCAAAGCCTTCTTGCTCCAAGCTTCCCCGTCAATCTCGATTCGATCCTCGTATTCTTCGATGATTACCCTCTTAATCGGCGTTTCCATTATCACTCCTTTCTTTGATTACACCTCGTTAAACGCTGTTATTTATTCGCGAGAAAAAATAAATAGAGGACGCCTAAGCATCCTCTATCCAGAGCGGTTCCACCATGCATTTCATGACTCCGAGGTAGAAATCCTCATCTTCGTTCTCGTACATGAGCATGTCGAACGGATATACGAGCTTGTCACCGCATTTGCCGAACCCGGCATAGGCCGTCAACTTGTAGGCGGTCTCGATCATGTCCAACCCGCGTTGCTCATATGTCTTCTGATCCCTGAGCGGGAATTTCTTCCCTGCGTACAGGATATCGTTCAAAGACGGTATGAGCAAGGGGTTGATCAACAACCGACTCGCCTCGTTGTAGACGGTCATAGCCGTTTTCGTCATCTCCGGATCCAAGATCGGGTTTCCGTCCTGATCCTCGTAACGAAGGTTGACTAGAATCTCTTCCATTATCACTCCTTTCTCTGGTTTTACCCTCGTTAAACACCGTTATTTATTCGCGTTGGAGTATAATGCAAAAATAAAAACGGAGGCGCCGCAATCGCGACACCCCCGCTTCAGTAGCTAACGCTCTAGAGTCTACAGGATCTTCGGCATTAGACTCGACGCCTTCGACGTGAAGATATGCCCGTATGCCTCGAAGACCATGATCATCCCTGCGACCCCTAGGGTACCGACGAGCTTCAACACAACGTTCGGGTCGATCCTGGAAACCCAGCCCTTATCGGCTTGTTCCACCAGCATCGACCGAATCTTGAGCAGTTGCTCGTACTCGGCTCCTTGGGTGTGCGGGTCGATCGTGGCCAACTTGACATCCAAGTCGGAAATCTCCTTCTCGATCGCGCCCTTGTCCCTCTGCAAGAGCTTTCCCATAATGCACTCCTTTCTTCCGGTTACACTACCTATTATGGGACGTTAATTATCTGCGGTTATCGTCTTTGGTGCGCCCAGAGGGACTCGAACCCCCAACCAAGCGATTATGAGTCGCCTGCTCCGCCGTTGAGCTATGGGCGCGTATCCTTTGAAAGCGTTCTTTGCGTCTTATTTTCTTCTTCTTAGCTTTAACAATAAAGCCTTAATCTTGATCTTACCGCGTTCGGCACGTTCCCTTGCAGACCCCTTCTTTATGAGTCCATGCCTTTTTGCGCTTCTAACCGCGGTATTGACAGTACCAGCCACTCGTTTCGTGCCCGAATCGCCAGACCATTCGCGTTTTCCCTCCGCTACATCAGTGGCGAAATCGTAGTAGTTTTTCATATGCTGATGCCACTTCATGCCTTTGACACCGTAATGCTCGAGCTTGGCGCCACGGTCATCAGAAAACGTCGCTTTCACAGTAGGCATTAGTCTACCTCCTTATACGGTATCTTGTAATCCATGCAGATCATCTCTCACGTCTGGTTTACTTGATATCATCATCAATGTTGGCACTGTACAGCACATCGTAAACGTCTTTGCAGCCTTGTGCTTTCTGTTTGTACTCTTTGGCGGCTCGTTTGTTTCCTTGGGCAGCGCTCGCTGTTGCCATCTTTTTGTAGTATTTATAGGCACTTTTTCTATCACGCCTACCCATTCCGGCCGTTACGCCCAAAGTTGTGCCGATCATGACGTTTCGTACTGCGAAGGGGCTTCTAGTCACTGCATATGTCCCTGCTCCTGCGCCCACAACAATAGCCCCTCGCACTAAAGCTTTCCCGGCGCTTTTAGCGTACATTTTCCGTCGAATCGATCTGGTAGATTCCTGTTTTGGCGTTTTGGCCTTTTTGCTACCCATTGTGATTCGTGGCTTGCGAACACCCCACTTCATACCAGGAACACCGTAATGCTCAAGACATTCATCGCGGTTTTCTGAAAATATGGCTACGAGCTCCATCATCTCTCCTATTCGTACTGGTAACCGCTGCGACGATGACCGCAACGAACTCGTTTGTCGGCGTACACCCGGATGCCCTCGGCCTCCAACTTGTAACAGAACCCGAGGTCCTCCCCACGGCGTATGCCATTCTCGCTCTCGTGGTATACAAACCACGGGGTATCGATTCGGTCGAACACGGAGGCGGACAGAAGGACGCAAGCGAAACCGCCGCCCTTTACCTCGGTCCGCGTGGACAGGGTGTCGAGATGGGACATCTTGATGCGGTTGTCCTTCAGGAATGCGTTTCCAGGGAGGTATATGGAAGAGGAACCTGTCTTGGTGTTACGTATGGGGACGAAACCCATTACCACGTCCGCCTCCGGGTTCAACAATCTTGAAAGGGCGTCTTTTGGAACCAGTACGTCAGAATCGACAAACCAGATTTTGTCGGCGCCCTGCTCGAGAGCCTTTCGAACGAGCTCGTTGCGTTCAATGCCAATATCGTGGCCTTTAACGAAAACCCAGTCGACTTCCACGTCATCCGGGAGATTCTGCTGATGGGTGATGCGGTGAAGGACCTCTAGGTCGATCACCGTAGGATCATACGGAACTGGTATAGCGGCTACAACCTTCATATGTCTTTCACCCTCAATTCGATTGTTTCTATGATCTTCAAGGAAACCCCACTTATGCATCCGCCACTGCCCATGCGCCGTTCACAACCTTCAGCACCTTGCCATCGTCGGCCGAGGTCACTGTCGGCAGCGCCGTCTTGACGTTGAGCGTTATCGTTCCGCTCGAGTAGCTGCTCGTCATGGTGGAGCCTGCCGCGATTTTCGACATCGCCTCGCGGACGGTCACGCTCCATCCACTGTTCTTGTCGAGTTTGTAGATGTACACCTGGTCGCCCTGTTGGCTCGCGGTGTGGCTGGACACCGAGCGGTAGTATTGGAATTCGACATTCGTCGGGGGATCGCTGTTGACATACGCCATGAACGCCATCCTGGTCTGCGCGCCAGAAGCCGGGTTGCTGTTGGACGACGCGCGGCAATAAACCACGCTGTTCGTATTGTAAGCAGCGATGAAATCCGCCCACGTGGACTTGCCGTAAGCTAGGATCGACATGGTTGGCGGAATATCGAGCGTGACAGCTCCGCTCTCGCCGTTAACGCTCTCGACGTAGGTTATCTCGTCCATATCGTAGAACCTCACAGTCCCGTTGCTCGAAGGCAGGTCGACGGCGGGAACGTCAGGATAGGTGGCTCCTAATAGTACAACGTCCGCCATATCGCCTCCTTTCCTAGCTGATCGACAGCACCTTTGTGGTTGCGTCCTGGCTAATAACCGGCATCACGAGCGAGCCGTCAACGCCAAGGATGGTCTTGCCACTGAGGATGTTCTGGGCGATGCAGTCGGACACCTCGCCGAGAGACACTGTGCCACCGCTCGTGTATCCTGCTGGAATCGTCACAGTGCCTGCTTTGGTACTGATGGTGCCTCCAGTCGCCCCGTTGTTGGCCATGCTGCCAACGATCTCGCCGGAAGCGCCGAAACCCTTCTTCCCGCTGAGAACATCCCCAGCGGAAATATCCGAACCGGCCGTGTCGTAGAACTTAGCGGTACCGTCGCCGTTCTTCGGTATGTCGACCTCGGGCACGTCCTGGTACGTCACCCCGTTGATTATCACGTTCTGCGCCATGTCTCTCCTAACTCACGGTTATAATCGAACCGTTATATGTTATCAACCCGTAATTGCTCGGTATTGCGCCTACGGTCACATCACCGTTCATCATCAAGCCGTCGGTGGGCAATACCTGGGCGTTTTGACCCGGCGTTACCTCGTAGGAGCCCTTGTAAGACGGCATCGTGGTAATATCCGCAACAACTTCCGTCGTGTATAAAGACGACTCTGCGACGGCGCTATACGGAACGGACGTCGCCACGGCCGATCCTTGCGGCGCAAATATCTCGACCGCCATGATCACGCCTCGTCTAGCGCGTAAGTATCGATTATGCTGACGTTGCCGTAAGCCAAGCGAAGAGTCTCCCCTCCGTCAGCAGCCACAATCATGTCCCATACGAGCTTGCCTTTCGGCAACGTCGCAGAATATGACGCTGGTATGAACGACTCGATTCCGTTGACGGTCCCCACGGAATAACGGGACAAATCGTACGTGGTCGAGCCATCCTTGCTCTGGAAGGCCGTGTGGACGGCCGACTGGGAATGGTCTATGACGTTCCCCTCCTCGTCCTTGTGGACTATCGTGAAAGCGAGCGAGGTTCCTTGCGGTATCGTCAGATTGACCTCCACAAGACCCTTCTCGCCGATTTCGACCGCCATGCAGCCTCCTATCTATCTCGTACTTGCATCTCGACCGTGAACGGCTGGTACACGTTTCGCAGTTGCTCATGTTGCTCATGCGTGCCGATAATCGCCCACGCTATGCTCAGGCACACCGCGACGATGCCGAGCGCAATCACGACTGTAAAAAACACATCCCTCATGCCCTGCACATCCTGACCGCGTCGATGGCATTGGCGAGGTCGCCTGCGAACGTGTCGTTCGAGCCGCCAGTGTCCTTGCGCCCTATCATATCGGGATACCAGCTTCCGCCGAGAATGTGGGCAGCATAGCGAATGCTTGAATCGTCGACCTCGACACCGGTGATCAGCGAACCGTCGCCAGCGCAACCGTAGTCCAGGTCGTTGATGTTGTACTCGTCAACCCACGGGAGCCATCCGCTGAGCATCGTATGCACCCTGTAACGGCACCCCTTGATGGCAACCCATCGGATAGCCTCGCCGTACTCGCCAGCGTAGGTGTCGCCGGAACCGCCCGTGTCGTGGTGATCGTGCATCTCGTCGTACCACTCGCGTCCGTTCTGGTCGGAAGAGACTCGGTACACGACGGCATCGGTGGACGGTTCTGGCTGCGGCGCGCTCGAATCGGCGTTGCCGTTATAATGCAAGATACCGTCCCACGGGAAATCGTAGTAATCGGAAACATGTGACTCCCAACCAGTCTGGTCGCCGCGCTCTCCTCCATACACGTCGCCGTGCTCGTTGATGCTGAACTCGCTGAGAACGTCGGGATACTGTGTCTGGCACATTGCTACGTGGCTTCCCTCGTTGAGGTACAGGTCGCCCGTATCAGCCAGGAACGACATGGGCATCCACTCGAACAGTCCGCTGCCAACGAAGACGTCGCGCATGTTGCCCGTATAGGTGGCCCCATCTAACGCGCCCTCGTAAGCGGTGCCCTCAATGGCCTTCTTCCAGGCCGTGATGCAACTAGACGAGCAATCGTAGTCGCCAGCGTACACGACGTAATCGCGACCGCCGACCGTCCAGACATTCCAGTAATGCCCCCAGCGTTCATCCCAATCGTAGCCGAAGCGGTCATCCTCACACATGCGGCGATGAATCTCGGCTGCGATCTCATTACATTTCATCGGCGTCCTCCTCCGGTTCCTCTTCGGGTTTCGCGGTGATGGCGCTGTAGCCGATCAACGCGCCGATGAGCACGCCGATGGCGTTGATGGTCGTGACCGTGGACTCGGGCGCGGGCCATCCCCACAGCGGGGCGACCACGCCGTAGAACGTGGCGAGCGCGGGGCAGACCACGAGGCCAATCCACTTCAGCACGTCGTACCACTCGTTCGGCAGCTTGTAATTCATGTCTTTCTCCTATCTCGCGTGCTTGAGCAGGTAATTGTCTATCTCCTGCTCCATTTCCTTGAGTTTTGCCGTGTCGTTGCCGTCTATCGAGTGCTGCAACAGGCGCTTGATGGACTTCAGCATCAGCTGGTTAACGGCGACGCTGTCTTGTTGAAACTTCCAGTCATTTTGAAGTTTCCCTCTCACCTCTTCGCAGCATTCCTCCAAATGCACGATGCGGTGCTCATGGTCCTCGATGCGGTCTGCCGTGGGCTTCTTCGCCAAGCCGCGCCAGTCGTGAATAGCCTTCACCGCATTCCACGTCAGGACGATGAACGCCAACGCCACCGCGATGACGGCTATCGTGATGCCCACTTCGTCGAAGGTGAGATACGAAACAGTTGTCTCCACTTACTCACCTCCAATCTCGTCCCAGCCATACACGCCAGGCTCCCAAATGTTGTTGTCTACGGTGGATTGCCATTTCTTACCGTTATGCATTACCTTGTCGCCAGTCGCATAGGCGTCGTGAGCGCCTGTTGGCTGCACCCATTCGGGTACGTCGCCTTCGCCAATGCGTGACCAGAGGCTCGGTGCATTGGGCGGCTCCCATCCTACTTGCGAGGTGTGTGCAGTCACGCACTTGTAGAGAAGCGATTCGTATCGCCTGCGGTCGCCGAGCTTGTACTCCGTATCGGGCTTCCATTCGCGGAAGACATCTGGTACTTGCTCGGCTTGCTCGTCGGTGAGAATGCCCAGAACCTCGTCGAGCTTGGAATCTGCGTCGACGTACTCGTCGAAAAACGGCAAAGTCCATGTTAGCTCTTCAGCCCTTGCGGCTGTCATTCCGTCTTCGAAGGGAATGGTGTGAAAGGTGGACAACGGCTCTTCCAGTCCGTCATATGTGCTCTGCACGTGAGGCAGGACGTTTTCGCCGATTATCACCTCGTATGACTTCAACTCGTGATCGGTGTAAACCGTTCCATTGATTAGCACGTTCCTTCGCATGATTTCCTCCTTACGATACGTCGCCGTTCGGCAGCAGGTACACGAACGATATGCCGTATGTTGACGATGTGCTCGGTGCCGAATTGAAGTAGACCTTTACGGCTCCGCTGGCCTCCACCGAGCTGCTTGACAGAATCGTGGACGTGGTGCTTCCGTACATCATCGCCGCTGGCCTCTTTCCGCTGACGATGGTGCCGATGGTGCGCGAGCCTGTTGCGGTCGAGCTGGTCTTGAACACGATGCGCACTTGCACCACGCCGTTCCTGGCGTAGTAGGTGGCGGTATCGAGCGTGTGCTTGGCTGCCATCGTTATGACGCTTGTGCCTGATGCGCTGGTGTTCTGGGTTGTGAAGCTCCACAGCGTTTTAGCCGTTGCGCCGCCCGTGTCGGACCTATAACAAGAAAAACCCTCATTGTTGACGATTAGGGCAATTCTATGACCGTTCTCATTAGTGTTCGACGCGTTCGTGCAAGTGGCCCATATTTGCATTATTTGATTCGTCGTGCTTGATGAGCCAGGGCAAATGTAGGCGCTTATCGAACTTTGGTTCGAGCACCATACGGCGTTTATTGCGTTTCTAAACGCCGCTGTATCGCTCATGCCATATGTGCGCGTTCCAGTCTTTGACACGCCAATCCAAAACGTGTTGTAAGCAGTCGTGCCGTCCGACTTCTCGTTTTGCGCGTAAAGAACCGTGGATTGCACGCCGTTAGCGTCGCGTGTTGGGTAAACCGAACCAATATACTCGCCGTCCTTGTCCACGAAGCGTATGTAGCCGCTTCCCGTAGTAGAAGATGACGGGTTCGCCCCGTCACGGTCGATGTTGTCCGACCTGACGACATGCCGCCCAGGAAGGTTAAAGTCGAACGTGCTGCCGTCTTTTGACAAGCCGAAGCTCGCGTTCTTAGACACCAGCGTCCCATTGGCGTTGTCGTTGTACATGCTGAAGTAGAGGTACTGCGCTCCCGTCGTGGTCCTGTACGGGTAAATCGTCGTGAGAGCTTCGTTGTCTTTGTCGTAGAAGCGAAGGTACGAGTCTCCCGTGGTCGCAGACGATGGGTCGGCGCCGTCGCGGTCGATGTTGGTGGACTTCATGGTGTAAATGCCAGTGACGGTATCTCCAGCATTATTAACCGCTCCGATGGCAGACCTAAAATTAGCAGGACTCCCCACAGAATAGGTTTTTTGCCCATCGTCCGTGACTCGGACATCTAGATAATTATAGACGTTCTGCGTAGGGTCTTTCGCTTCTAGGCGCATGCCCAAATCGCCGTTGTTCCATTTAAGCGGCCATAGTTCTCCTACACGATTGCCGCCGTCATCTTGGAATTGAACTCTCGCGTCCCCTTGTTGGGTCGTGCTAGGAGTCGTGCCATGAGCGAAATTAGACGACCTAAAATAGGCGGTATGGCCTAAAACATGCACAGTGTCGTCGAAGATGGTCTCGTACCCAACCTCCAAGCCGAGGTTCGACGCGGCCCTTCCGATTCCGACCGACTGCCCCGCGTTGCCGAAGTCCATGATGTAGAAGGCGCGGAGGATGAGGGCCGTCCTGGTGGTTGCCTTCGACGCGCCCTTCACGTCCGTCACCGTGACCCTGACGGTGTATTGGATGTCGGTGTTGAGATTTGAAATCATCGCGGTTGCGGTCCCAGACACTCCCGTGTCACCCGATGAGAACTGGAACGCCACGGGCGACCCGCCCTCTTCAGCTATCGTTCCCGTGACCGTTCCCGAGTTCGTCACGCCCTCGTCGACCGACGTGTCGACGCTCCATGCAGCCTGGATACTCGCGCACGAACCCTCGTCGTCTTCGTTACCCTCCGAGTCGCAGCGGAACACCGTGAGCGACGTGATTTGCGGGGAGGTGTAATCGTCCCTCCATACGGCGTACAGGGTCTTGTTCGCGGTGATTGCGTCCGAGAACGTCGCGCCCGCAGCCCACTTCGCCGTCGTGGAGCTAGATGATTCGCCCCATCCGAGGAACGTGTGACCGATGCGCGTCGGCTTGGCGGTCGGAAGGGTGACGGACTGCCCGTATGTCTTCGTCACCGAAGATGGCGCGGACACGCCGCCGTTTGCGTTAAAGCTGATGGTGTACTTGTTCGCCGTCCATTGAGCGTACAGTGTCGCCGCCGCGTTCGCCGTGTAACTCGCCCCTGCCGAGTAAGCGGTTCCAGAACCGTCCTGCTTCGTATTCCATTTCGTGAACGTGTAACCTGTTCGCGTAGGATTCTTGCTCGAATCCCACAACGTCAACGCCGTGTTGTAGACCTTTGTGAGAGCAGAGCATCCAGAAGCAAGCGTGCCGCCGTTCGCGTTCGGCGTGACGGTGTACGGGGCGTACCATTGGGCATATAGCGTCGCTGCTGCGTTCGACGTGTAGCTTGCGCCTGGGTTGTAGCTCGTGCCCGTGCCGTCGGATTCCGTGTTCCAGTTCTTGAACACGTAGTTCGTGCGGGTGGGTTTCGTGGAGGATAGCGTGAGCGCGGTTCCGTACGTTTTCGTCTGCGAGGACGGTGCGCCAGAGCCGCCGTTGGCGTTGTAGCTGATTATCGGGTTCCAGATGGCGTAGAGCGTGGCGGCGGCGTTCGTCGTGTATGCATCGCTTCCGTTGTACGTCGTGCCGCTGTTGTTGCTCTTCGTATTCCAATGGTAGAAATAATAATTAGCATGGTTAAATGCATTAGTTTTTACATAGATGTTTTTCCCGTAATACTTGGTCTGGCTCGACATGGTGCCGCTGCCGCCGTTAGCGTTATAGGAGATTGTGTATGATGGCAGCACGGGAACTGATACAGACGCTGTTGTCCCAGTCGGTTCGTCTATAGTAATCGACCCCGAATCGCATCCTACCGTAACAGTGTATGCGCTCTCGCTCCTGCTGTATGAATGCGATACAGATGCGCTTTTTACGTTGGTCCACGAGCTATGAGCCGATACGCTCTTTACGCTGTCGGTATAAGTGGTGCTCCATAATGAAGATGTGTCCGTACTTGATTTAGTGCATGCAGCAGCCTTGATACTGAAAACCGGGGCTGTATATGCCGAGCCTTTGTGTTGGAGGTAAACGGTTCCGCTGATGGTTACAGTGTCATTCGTCTGAGATGTCGAATAGGTGAACGCAGCACGGAAGTAGACTCCTGAACTCTCTGTTTTTGTGCTCGAATATATAGTCGGCATGCTATACTCCTCCAACATACTTGATGGTCATGTTCCCGTTGGGCCTCTTAACCCAGACGTAGTTGCCGAACCTGATTGAGTCCTCGACGTCCGCCTGGTCGATGAACAGGCGCCACACCTCGTCGTCTCCCATTCCGATGTAGGCGACGTCGCCTGCGTCGGAGCGGAACGACAGCCTCGTGGCCTGAGCGAGCAGGTGGATGTCATCGGCGTCTCCGATACGCGCCGTCTCGCCGTACATGGCGACGGACTTTCCGTAGGGGCTACGGACCTCCATGCCGTCTGACGAGAGGACGACGCTGTAATCGTCGACGCCGCCGCTCACGTGCAGCCCGTCGTCGAGGAGCGCGAGGTGCGTCGAGATGTAATTCTGGACGCTATCGTCAATGTCAAGGACGTAGTAATCACCGAGGTCGGACTCGACAGGCTCGATAACCTTCGAGTAGGACTCGTCGCTCACCGTGTAGTAAGTTCCTATGTCCTCGGGGTCTGGGTTCCTCATGGGCGCATACGCCGTTGGCGAGTAGTAGTCCGCTATGCCAGCCACATCGGGTTCCGAAACCATGACGAAGCTCGTGCCGTCAAGTTCGTAATAGACGGCGTTAGGGTCGATTGACGGAACGACTACCGAATACTCGCCGCCAGACAGCTCGTAATACGTGTCTGACGGGTTGTACGCCATGTCGGTGGATTGCTGGTAGAAGTAATCGACCGACGCGACGTACCAGCCCTCCTCTGACGGGTTCTCCGTCCCAACGGGCGTTACCTCGGAGTATTCATCCGTCGCGGGGTCATAGGAGTAATACTGAATCTCGGGGTCGACCGCCGTGTCTTCCGTCAAGGAGTATGTGGTGGCTGACATAAGCTCGTACCATTCGAGCTTCGACGGGATAATAGACAGCTCCCACTCGCTCGGGACGTAATACTGCTTACCTGGGACAATTTCGGAATCGTCGGTGAGGGTGTACGTGCCTCCGTTGATTATGTAGTAGACCCTCATCGGGTCGACTTCCTCGTCTTCATTGACGACGTAAACACCATGCTCTGCAATCCAGTTGACGACGCCGACCACGTTTTCGACTTCGGACAGTCCGAACAATGCAATATCGGCACTCGTCTTCGCCACGGACGCACTCTCGCTCGCGGTCGCTGCATCTACCGTCGCAGACTCCGCCATCATATGAGCCACGCCAGCATCCTCGGTCGCAGCGACAGCCGCAGCGTTGGCGGTCGCTGCGCTTGCCTGCGCGTTGGCGGCTTCCTGCGCCGCCTCGTCAGCGTGCTTGTAAGCCGCGTCCGCGCTCGATTGCGCCGCCGATGCAGCGGATTGCGCCGCGCTCGCGTAGTCGATTGCCTGGACAGCCGTGTCCTTTGCGACGTTGGCGGTTTTCTCGACAACCTTCACGCCTGCCAGACCCGCTGACGGGTTGCTGACGTTGCTGTCCACCGTCGCCTTGCCGTTGGCTATCGTAACACTCACAATATCCCCGGGAACAGCCTCGACAGCCATTCTGGACACCGGAGTGGGCAAAGTCGCCCCTGGCAACAGCACCCAATCTTTCCCCTGCGCGTCCCTTCCCTGATAAGTCGCGGGCATCGTCGTCGATTCCGAGCGCAAGCTGTCAAGTTTCGTCTCGACCGCGTTCGCTATGGCGCTCGCCAATTCTTGCTCGGCGCTCATACGCGCACCTCCATTCCCGCGACCTCAGACACCTTCGCGCCTTTTCCACACTCAATCGACTGGGATATAACCCGCAAGTTTCCCTCGACTCCCTCACGGGAAAGCGTCGCGCGCACCACGCTATTGGGAACGACATCGGGCCACCACTCGCGATCGTAGGAAAACTTCCGCAGCACAACCGATTCCTCTGCGAGCTTTCGCTGAGCATACATCTCCAAATTCTCGCCATCGATAAGCGCCGGCGAAGTGTCCACGATGTCCACCCACCGGCCACGAGCAGGATAACTCGCTTCGGAAGCGGCGTCTTCGTTGGTGGACACCGCGATATCATCATCGTGTATGGCATAATATCGGTTCGGAACATCGACGATGCTGAAATCGTCGTCAACGCCGGGTATTAGCAAACCGGCATTCGATCGGGACAATTCCAAGCTGGGCTCCGTCGGCTTGGCATGAATCATGACAGAACCGTCTCCGAAAATCTGCATGCACCAGTTCGCAGCGTTTAAAACGGTCCACGCTGCTTCCAAATTAGAGCAACCGGGATCGAATACATAATCATCCACTAACGTGAACGAGCCGTCAACCGTCACAGGAGCCGGCGTGCAAGCACGCACCAACCGGGCGGCAAACGAGGCTCCGTCGATTCCGGCGGAAGCATAGCTACCCATCGGCATCTTGACATCCGCCGCCGGCTGCAGCACGGACCTTCCGCTGCACTCCAACTCCACGTTTGACTTCTCGGTGCGGGACGATGCGCGCTCGAATAGCAACGTGGCTATCGGAACGCGCTCGCTTCCGGATTGCGTGGCAATCATGGATATCCTATACCACCCGGCGTCAAACGATCCGTTTCCATCGATGGTCATGGTGCCGCTCTCTATCGTGGGGGCGGTGCCGTCGACTGACTTGTCAATGGACACGGACCGGACCAAAGGCAAAATATCCCCATCTTCCCAGGTGTCCCGGTTAACCTTCCGAACTTCCCAAACGGTGGAGTAACCGCCTAGCCAATCTGTCATCAGCCCTCACCGCCGTCGTCGTGCCCGTGCGGATCATTGTCCGGCTCTAACCCGTTCATGTCACCGCCCTGGCACTTGTACTGATCTGTCAAATCCTCGTACGTGACATTCAACGAAATAGGAGAGACCATAGACGAGTTGTTATAGGTAGTACCCAAATCGTTTAACTCGACGTTACCTTGGAAAGCCAATCCGTTCTGAGATCGGCAAAATACAGGACCAGGATAATTCGCCATTTCCCGCAAAAGCCTCAAAGTCTCGTAGTCCACTTTCACCACATCCGACGAGAGGCTAAAGGTCATGGCGACAGCAGGCCCGTAATATCCGTTGACGGAACCGTCGGAATGGCTTCTGGCCTCGTAGTCTTTCTGATAGCTTTCTGAAAGAACCAGGTTATACGGCAACTCGACGAATTTACCATCCCAGTCAAACCTAGATCCAAGTACTTTCATCGTATACGCGAAATCCCGAAATGCAAAATCCCCGTCGGGTGTTCTAAGTGCTACGCGATAATGCAAAGGACTGGTTCCAAATGGAGCATAAGGATCCGACAGTTCCCCATCCAACGGAATTGACTCGGCTACAAGTTGATGACCCGATGGAGACATCCGATACACATCGCATACATCGTTTTCGCCCGACTCATTCGGGGGAACTAGCGTTATCGCCACACTGCGTTTATCCAAATCTACCGTAAGCTCGGCAAACGGGTCCGCCGCTTGATGCGCCCATTTCACATCGAATCGGCACGTAGCGGCATCGCTCGTCAGCCCGGCCACCGGTTCGACTGCTTTTGCAGAAAGGGTGTATGAAGCGCCGTCCCAAATTTCAAGCTCACCTGGTAAAACAAAAGTGGCCTTTGCACAGGAAGCACCCGCAGGATGCGCGGCCAATGCCGTTTGAGCGTCGGCAAGGACCGTCGCCGAATTGGCAATCGCAAGGGCCTTTTCGGCATCGGAAACAACATACCATCCCTCGTCGGAAGGATCGACTACCGACACGGGGTCAACCAGTTCGTATTCATAAGGATCTTCGTCCGTTCCGGATCCGGAACGGGTGTAGTAGACCTTTCCCGACACGACGGAAGAATCGGATGTCAGCGCATACCCGCCATCGGTTTCCTCGTACCAAAGCTCCGAGGCAGGGTTCACGACGGATACCGGTTCAACAGGAGTGTATGTTCCAGCAGAAAGCAGATAATATGTGACGTTTTCCAAGACCTCATGATCTTCCGTGGCGATAAAAGTAGCAGATTCAATCTCATCATCGTATGCGTCTTGCGCTGCGGTTACCGCAGCGGAAAGCTGAGTTCGCAATGCAGTATCCCCCCATACGGAATCTGTCCATGTAGGGGTAATGAGTTGTGACCAAACAGCATCACCGCGGAGCTGATCTTTGTCACCGTCCGGCGCGGATATTGTCACTCCCTCGGCGTACAGCGCGCAGAGAACCGTTGCCGCATCGTTGTCCGTGTAAACCTCAAACGACATCGGTTGCGCTGTCAGCGTGCCCGCGCATGACACTTCGCACGTCGGATAGTCGGCTATCCCGACGCTCACAATGTCTGAGTCTGTCAACTCGCCACCGCATCCAGCGGAAACGTAGAAACTTATAGAATCACGTCCCTCGTACTTGTCTGCAGGAATGTTGCCATAACATAGCGTACCGGTGCCATTGGCAAGAGACGTATTAGGATGTCCTTCCTCGTGAATGTACCATTCAACTTGGTCCATTTCCGATGCGATCGCCCAATAACACTCGATGGACTCGCCGCGAGCGACTGCTTCCGGGGCGTTGAGCGACACAGACGAAGGAGCGCCATACGGTGTCACGCTAATATCGCCTGTATAATCGCTCCATGTCGTGCCGTTATGCTCGTAATAGCTCCTGGCTTTC